TTTGAACAACAAAGACTTTTTGTCCAACAGAAAGAGTTGCTTTACCAACCATAACTTTCATATCGGAAATAAACTCAGATAGTTCGTTAAGTTGAGCAAGGGTCATTTTTTGTATTTCAGTTTTCACATTTTTCATAATATAAGTTTCCTTTTGTTTATTTTAAATAAAGAGGTCCAGTCCATCTGATAGCATAGTTACCAGTTAAAACATTTCCTCTGGCTTGATTAAGAGCAGGTGCATTGTAACCAGCGGCTTTCAATATATCACCTTTCTTAAAATGTTTGAAGTCAGTTTTACATACGAAAGCAAATACGCCAGTATCTTGTACAATCTTAATGTATTTCTGTCCTTCTTTAATTTTTGTTTTAGAATCCCAATTAGCAATTTGCTCTTTTGAGTAACTTGATTGTCCGTCACCACCTGAAGACCATTTAAAGTAATCTTCTTTGGCACCAGCCATCATATTGGCAATACCTTCTTGGAGTGTTTCGGCAGTTTTGTTTACAGTAGTCATAGTGTTTTAGTGTCCTTTCTTATTTTATGTGTCCATTATAACAGATTGATTCGCTAATGGCAACCTTTTTTTTCACTTTTTTATGAATTATTTTTATATGCCATTAGTAATGCACCAGAACCTGATACAACCAACCCTAGAAGTGCAACCATAAGCATTTCAGACAAGGTATTTGCAGTTTCCATACAGGCACCGTCACAATCGTTAGCAGAACCGGCCATCAATATGATACCAGTTATAATTAAAAGACTTGATATAGTGTTTTTCATAGTTTTTCCTTTGTTTTTCATTATGGATACATCCTACACTAGATAAATAGTAAAGGCAACCATTATTTTCACTTTTTTTCAATAAAATGACTAAAAAAACCCTTATTTTTCAACGATTTTTAATTTTTTTTGTTCTCGCTTTGTTCTTTTTAGCGTCAGGATGCTCAAAAACCGTTAAAAATTGCGAAATTGCGCCAGATTTAGAGCGAATCGGCGAATCAGTAATAGAAAATCAAAGAAATTTAGGGGAAACTGAATTACGAGCAATGAAAATGAGTTGTGGTTTCTAATATAAATAGGTTTATGACAACTTGTAACAATTGTGGACATAATTCTCATTGCGGAGTTCCTTATTCTGTCGAAGATGAAGACGGATTTACAGGAGAGGCGTATATGAGAGAAATATGTAAAAATTGTCGTTGTGAAAAATGTATAATATCAATAGAAGACGAAGAAAAGTATAACATAGAAAGTTAATCATGGCAAAAATGAGATTATTTAAGTTTTGGAACGCAGATGGCGTTGAAAAAGAAAAAGAAGACATAAGTTTAAAGAAAGCAGTACGAGCTGTACAAGGCGATTTTAAAGATAGAGAAATCAGC